CGCGTGTTGTCAGCCCAATAACCGCCATAGACGTCCCGAGACGACAGACGACCATACAAATGGTGCAGCATCAACCCATCGCCGATATACACCCCGGCATGGTTCGCAACCGGGGAGCGAATCTGCATCACAATCACATCGCCTATTTCGAACTCGTCGTCGGGCCTGGGCGAGAACCCGGCCTCGGCGTAGTGCTGCATATACAGATCACCGCCGGACAACCACCAATCATCACGGCGCGTGAACTGCAGCAAAGCCACCCCGCGATACTGCCAATACCAATCGACAATCAATTGATAGCAGTCGAGTACGCCATGCGCGAATGGTCGACCCAGCAACGGTGCCTGATAGCCGGACGGGGCGAAGGTGTGAAGATCACCCGAGGGCCAGGAAATGATGGTCCAAGGCAATCCAGACGCCTCACAACTGGTCTTATCGAGTGCGCTGGGTGTGGCCGGATAGTCGGGATGGGAGTGAATTACCGACAGGATCTCGCCTCTATCCTCCGCCAGCGCGTAATCCTCGGGCGAAACAATCACATGCTCACTCGCGCTTACCGCCAAATTGCGGCATGGCACGTAGCGTTCACGTCCACGCTCGACTATCACCAAGCCGCAGCATTCTCGTGGGTACTCACGAGCGGCATGCGCCCGAATTGCCTCAAGCGTTGTTGATTGCATGCTCACCCCTTAATCAATCCAGCGGCTGGAAATCCACCGAATGGCAGCGGGTTGTTTTCACCAAACCGACATTTACACGAGCTGAGCCGTCCGGCGCACACATCCAGCGCAGGGTCGGCGACGGGATTATTGTTTTTGTCAAAATACGCCGAACCGGTATAGCCGCAGTACGCGCCGCGATAGCCGCCAATCGCCAGCCAGGGGCAGACGTTCTGGATGATCTGCCGCGCGGGTAATTGCATGCCGTTGAAATCGAGCGGTGACGACAATTCGAATTCGATCTGTTCGCCGGGGATTTGATTCGATTTCCGCTGGATATAAAACGCATCGACCCGCCCCTCGCTTGGGCTTGCTTGAGTATTCCCTCCAGGGAAATTCGCGGCATCCAGGTAATGCGAAAGCGTGCGATGGCGCACGATTTTTGCACCGACCAGGTCATTGAAATAGAAGCACAGTGATGAAATCGATCCATCGATGTCACCCACCTTGATTGTCGGCGTCGGCTGCTGACCGTCGCCGGTCATGCCCAGACCATCCAACTCTATCGGCCAAGGCGCATACTTGTTTCCCTGCCAAATAATCGACTGGTTATCGATCGGATGACCGCCATAAAAACGCACGATGTCGCCGTTGATCGCGCTTGCATCCAGCTCGAACAACAGAATCTCCGTGCCCGGCTCCAAAGTCTGCACATCACCGATATAGCTCATGGCGAAAATACCTGTTTGAATTCAGCGATCAGCGTGTACGCCCCAACGCCGTGTGGAACCAAGCTAAATTTCTTGCACTGGTAAAGACCGGGTTCGCCTAACGGCGGAGTCCAATAAAACGATTTGTATCCGCCGTGCCATTTCAAAAAATCCCGGATCGGCTTAATCTTTTGCTCCCGACCGGTAAACGTCAACGGCCAGGTATCGGAACAGTTATTCAATCCGGCAGCGGCCGACTGGGTGTAACCGTCGCCAAACGTCGCATCGGATGTCGCGAACTCCGCGTCGCCTTGCACCTCGGGTGCGGGCGACCAGGTGAAAACCTCTTTCATGAGCCGACTCCTTTCATACGCTTCCAAATGATGCCGCCCGGTCGCGTTTCACGCTCGATGGTGTCCTTGATCTTTGAAGTCAGGGCATCGCTCATTGTCTTGTTGGCCGCAGCAGCCCCCGAAGCCGAAGTACCGGCGTCGTTAGCGCCATTCACCACAATCGTTGGGCTAACCGACACCGTTGCCGCCTCACCGGATTTCATGACCGGCGATGAACCGACGTAGCCGCCCGTTGCGAAATGCTGCCAAGCGTCGACGCCGGCACCGGAGTTGATCGACTCCAGCATCCCGCGATTCTTGGCTGTCGCGGCAGCGTTAACCACGAACTCGCCATTCGATAGCTTGGCGTGGATACTGTCGCTGGTGGCCGACCCCGGCCCTACGATATAGCCGCCGTCGGCGTAGGCACCCATAGCGTGAGCGCCGGCAAGACCCACAGCCGATGCGGTGGGGCCACCGAACATGCCAGCCAACCCCGTGCCCATGTATTCCAGCAGAGGTACTTCGGCCTGCTTCAGCGCGATCCGCTCCAGGTCTGTGAGGACACTGCTGGCGAATGACGAGAAATTGAGCTTCCCAGTCTGCGCGAACTTGAGGACCGCATCCTCCATGCCTTTAAAGCCATCGGTAAACAGCGTCGCAGTCTGATTGGCTACATCGGAGGCTTGGTCTCGATAGTTGTCGAGTGCGCTGGTGGCGCCATTGAGCCAGTTACCTTGCGCGGCCGACACCTGGTCGTAACCGTCTTTGACGATCTGGACCTGTTGATCTTCGGCTTTTTGCAGCATTGCCAGCTCGGTCGCATACTGATCCGGACTGATTTGATTACGATTAAGCTGACTTTGCAGCCCGGTGGACTGCGCGTTGTAGCGCTGCTGGATGCCGTTGATCTGCGTATTAAGCTGTCCTTCACGCGCTCCCCGCCCGATATTGAGCGTTTTGGCATCTTCGCCTGCCTGCGCCGTCTGCAATTGTTTTTGTAGCGTCTCGTAGTACGCCTGGATGTTCGACAGTTCTTTGGCACGTAACGCCGCTGAGTCATCCGCCAGCCTCGAATCGTTATCCAGCATGGCTTGCCGAATCTTGGCTTCCTGGTCTTTGTAGTTCTGCAGCGCAGTAAGTTGCTTTTTCCCTTTGGCCAGATCCGCTTCTTTCTCGACAATCGCAAGCTCGGCGCTCAGCGCATCCTGACGCGCCGCGTGCTCTTGTTTCAACACTGTTTCACCGTCGATCACGCCCTGCTGCTGCAAACTCCTGATGTGCTCAAGATGAGTCTTTAGCGCTGTCTCTTGCAGCACGTAATTACCCTTGAGCTGAGCAAGCTGCGCGTTGACCGCGTTACCAGTGCCGGCGGGTTTCGGGTCTTTGTACTTGGCATTGATCTCGGCAATGCCATCGGCCTGCTGCTTTGGCGATAATTTCAGCGGCTTGGTGTTAGCTAAAAAATCGGCGATTTCCTTGGCACGCTTTTCGGCAGGTGTTGCGAATTCCTGATTGAATGCGTCATACCAATTCGTCGCATTAATCTGGACCTGGACTAGCCGATCCGCATCGGCTTTCTGTTGCGCGGCCTTGGTCTCGTCCGCTTGCTTCTTCAACGACGCCTGGAGGTCCAACTCATTATCCGACGTCCAGGCTTGGTGCCGACCGGGTTGTGATGCAATGCCTTTTTTTAGTTGAAGGTCGGAAATATGCGATGCGAGACTGGGATCCTGCCCGATGCCGAGCATCGCGCTCCATGCACTACTGGCCTCGGCCTTGATCGCAGTCCAGCCCCGGATGATCAAACCTTGGTTTTTCTGAATATCAGCGGTACGTGACGCCAGCGCCGACGCATAGCTCTTCTCAGCGAGATCGGCCGCACCTACGGCATCGCCCTGCTTTTGTAGCGCTAGAATCTGGTCGTAGACGGCTGTCGTTAAATAGTGATACTGCTTATTCAACGCCTCGGACGCCTTGACTGGATCCTCAGCCAGCTTTGCAAATTGCTCGATGGTGGTCTTCACCGCTTGACCCGTAACCTCCGCCATCTGCGTGGCTGCGGTTCCGATATAGGCTATCTGGTCGGCGGTAAAGCGACCCGACGCTGCCAGTGACGTGATGGCCTGCGTGGCAGTATTCACACTACCGTTTGACTCGCCGATGGCCCGAGCCATGTCGGTCAGCTGCCCGGTCGTCAAACCGGCATAGCTGTTGGTCAGGATCAAGGCCTGATTCATTTGCTCCTGTTGCTCGGCCCCCTTCAGTGCGGCATAGCCCAATGCACCAAAGGCCAGGGCGGTGGCCGCTACTGCGGCACCCGTGGCGCTAAAGATCAGCGACATGGCATCCATGCGCTCGCCGAGCACCATCACGGAACCGCCGGCACGCTTAAAATTGCCGGTTGCCAGTTCGTGCGCGAGTACCAGCAGTTCACGACGCGCACCCACAGCCCCAAGGTTCAGCCCTTCCAAGCCTTCTTCCGCAGCTTTCATCGCTGCGACAAAGGGTGCTGCGGCTTGCGTTACGCCCAGTTGCGCCGCTTTCAATTCCAACCAGGCCGCTTTGCCCTGCGTCACTTGAACGGTCTGCCGTTCAAGTGACGTCATAAAGTTAGTGATGGCTTGCTGGCTGGCTTTCGAGCCGGTGGTCGCGGCTTCCGCAATAGCATCCAGCGCTGCGGCGGTCTTCGGCCCTGCACTCGTCGCGGTCTTTTCGAGGTTTTTGACGGAATCGGCACCGTCGTTCATGCTCGCTTGCAGCTTGGTCGTATCGCCTTCGACCGAGATTACCCCTTTACCAATCTGATCGCTCATGTCGGCATCACCCCAAATATCGATGCGCGAATCAGATCCGATTGCGCTTTAGCGTCTTCGAGCAAAATCGGCTCATCTGACAAAGTTGCTTTTTCGCGTCCCGACCACGGCACGAAGTCCAATATGCCAAATGGCTCTGGATGCGTCGCCGTGTCTCTGTTGATGTTCGCCAGCATCGATGTCACCATGCCAGCGCGCATATCCTCATAGGGCGCTCCAAATGGTTCAATTTGGGAATATTCGAGCCAATACGCAAACTCAATGCTGTCAATCTCACGTTGAGCCTGCGCAACACTCATTCCGAGGTGGCCGGCGAGGCGATACCAGAAGCGGAGTTCTGGCCGGCCTCGGAGTTTTTTGCGATTTCCTCGCTGGCTTGCTGCGACAGGCCATTGATAACGGCAGCGCGGGCCGCGAGCCGCATCAGGATCTCGTTGCTCTTGCCTTTGAGTAGCTCGACATGGTCATAGCTAAAGATGGCAGAGCCGTCTTCATGGATCGCGCTGGCCACGATCAGTCTAGCCATGAATCCTTCGAGTCCCTCGCCTTCGATGCGCTTCTGATCGAATTCTGAGCGACCGGCACCAGACATGACCGAAATACGTATCGTGCATCCCCACTCGGGAACGGGGATCTCCTCGAACTTTCGGTCTTGTACAGTGAAGATATGATCGAGGTCAGGTTTCGCGTTGATAGATTTTTTCATGATCGAGTTATTTTTCATGCTTTGGGAGGTGCCCAGGTCACAACACCGGTAATCTTGGTCGTGTAGGAAGCTGTCAGGATCTTGTCCACACCACCTGTCATCGGCGTTGTCTTCACGTAGCCCGCCCATGTCCCGATGTTTCCATCAGGCAAGGTCATGCGCCAAAGCAATGTGGCGGCAGCAGCGCGAGCCGTCTGCAACATCAGTTGGCCTGGGTCCGCCAAATTTTTCTTCAGATCGAAATTGAAAGCACCAAAGTCCTGTAAGCCGGGGACCGACTCCTTAGCTTCGCTGTCCAGATCCGTTGAGTCGATATCTGAAGGTGCGCCATCGAATCCTGTGAAGGTCTGAATTCCGCCAATGTGGACATATACGGGCGTTTCGCCCCCCGTACTCACTTCAATTTTTGTTCCCTGTGCTGAGACAGCCTTGCCCATACGATTCTCCAAATAGACGAGACCACCGAAATCGGTGGCCTCAAGATCCCGCATTTGATTCGGGGGATGTGCTACGGCGTGTAAAAAATTGAGAAATCCTGACGGAAGCCGTGAAGTTTGGTTGCGTCTTCCCACTGGCTGGTCGGTTCGCCTAAGGAAGTACCTGAGATTGGCGCACTCGTTAAGATGGCGCCAACGCTCGTCATGATCCTGTCGGCGGACAGATATCTATCTGACCAGACGTCGATTTGCATGCGTACATTTTTAGTATCTGGACTGCCGTCTAGGTCCAGGTCGTCGAGCGGCTTTCCACCGGCGCGGGTGTATACGATGTATGGGAGGGCCGTGTTGGCCGGAGCAACGTTGGGGAAAACGCGCGCGCCAGCACTGCCTTGCCCTGGCACCAACCCTTTCAATGCTGCAACTATGGTGGCCTCTATGGTCATGAATGCATGTCCGCTAAAGCCTCATACCAACTGTCCGCAAGGGACGCGCGCATGGCATCAAAGGCTTTTAAAATTAGACCGTCAAATGCCGGCCGCATAAATGGATGGGCCGCCGATTTTGAGGTACCAAACTCGACAAATCGCCAGTAAAAGGCATCTTGTGATCGGTCTTTCTTTCCGTCTTCAATCCAGGTACCTTGGCGAACCGTCACGTAATAGGTTTGATGATTCGCGCCATCCGATGCCTCGGCGATATGCTTCAAGATGATCGAATTTTTCAAAACTCCCTTCTTTTCGGGCGCTCGTAGCTTGGCTTCATCACGTATCAGACGCCCACCCGCGACAACGGCACGACGCAATGCCGACTCGCCAAATATCGCTGGTAGCGAGCGAAGGTTCTCTGAAATATCGTCAAAACCGGAAACTTCAAATTTGACGGATTTACTCATGAGTTAAGCCCTCTTCGACCATCAAGGTAATTTGCCGGTTACGCTCGTCCTCATTGAGCGATACGTGAATCTGGAAAATCCTTGTGCCATAAAGGATGCGCATCGCGGCAACGACGGCTGGCACCGCCAATTCATCGCGATATCGCAAAGTCACTTTGTGAGTGACCGACGACTGTTCCGCCTGGGCCGCGAGAAGCTGACGACCACTCAAGGGCTCGATGTCAGCCGCCACAGAAAATCCATCGACCCAATCCGTTGATTCTTGCCCTGCGGCATCTTCTTGGCCAGCGGCTGGCGACTGAAACAAGATGCGGTGGCGCAGTTTTCCAGCTCTCATCATCAAGCCCGCCAAATGCGATAGCCATCAAGCAGGCAATCGAGGTATGTTAGAACAACGGTCGCCGCGCGACTGTCTGCGATTTCCGCTTCACGATTCTCGTTAAAGGCACCGGTTGCGGCCATGATCCATTGTTTGATGGGAGCCGGCACGAGTGTG